ACAGATGGATTATACTTTCCTGCAGTATCTGCGGGTACAACTTTATATAACTACCAACTTTCCACTGATAACAACACCATTACGTTCAACTCTGCACTACCTAGTGGGGCAGTAGTATTTTGTGAACGTAGAACAAGAGATGAAGACGGTACATATACTACATTTGCTTCTGGCAGTACAATTAGAGCTACCGACCTTAACAGCTCATCTACTGAATCAAACTTTACTGCACAAGATGGTAGAAACAAAGTATTAGAAATAGAAGGAGCACTATTTAATGGAGGTGCTATAACATCTAATTTTGTTACATCAGAAAAAATAATAGATGGTTCTATTCTTGATGCTGATATAAACGCAAGTGCAAATATACAAGGTTCTAAATTAGCTAATGATTCTGTAACTTTAGATAAATTAGGTAGTGGCAATCTTCCTAGTGATATTTCAGTAGATGCTAATAATATACCAACTGGTACATTTGATGGTAGATACTATACAGAAACTGAATTAGATGGAGGTCAACTAGACAACAGATATTATACAGAAACAGAACTAGATGCAGGTCAATTAGATAATAGATACTATACAGAAACAGAATTAAATACTGGACAACTTGATACGAGGTATTTTACAGAATCAGAGCTTACATCAGGTACTGCTCTTGATGGTAGATACTACACAGAAACAGAACTAGCAACTGATGGTGTTCTTGATAGTAGATACTTTACTCAATCGGCTGCGGATGCTAGATATTTCAACATATCTACTGGAGACACTATTAAAGATGGTGATGCATTTCCAGACAACGATACAACCATTGCTTCAACAGCAGCTATCAATGACAGGATTATTGATTTAGTTGATGAGGTTGGTGGTTTTGTACCGATAGCTAATGAAACAAGTTTTCCTACAGCAAATCCAGATGCAAACAACGGTACTGGTACTATTGTTTCTGTAAAAACAGCATCTACTACTTTAACTCCAAGCGGAACTACGATTACTATTGCTAATGGTGCTGGAACTGGTAATACAGTTACAATTACAGGAGTAACAGATCCTATACCTCAAGATTTTGGGTTTTTAGTAGAAACAACTACTACATTACATACATATAGCTTTCACAGATTAGTACCAAAGGCAACAGAAGTCACAACTGTAGCTGGTAACATAGGAAGTATAAATTCAGTTAATACTAATTCTTCTAATATAAATACTGTTGTAAGTAATATTGCTGACATAAATACTGTTGTAAGTAATATAGCAGACGTAAATACTGTTGGTACAAGTATTGGAAACGTAAATGCTGTAGCTGGTGCGTTAGGAGCTGCAATAACTTATACTGTGACTGTATCAGGTGGTGTATTTTATATCGATGGTCAATCTAAACCTACTTTAACTTTAACTAGAGGTTTTACTTACACATTTGACCAATCTGATAGTACTAACAATAACCATCCACTAGCATTTAGAGATAGTAGTAATGCTTCATATACCACAGGTGTAACAGTAAATGGAACAGCAGGTCAAGCTGGATCTTCAGTAGTTTTTGCTGTACCATCAAATGCACCAAGCTCGTTGTTATATTACTGTACTCAACACGGTAATAGTATGGGTAATACCATATCAGTTATTGATGATAATATAGGTATAGTTGCTGGTTCTATAGGAAACGTAAATACTACTGCTGGCAGCATAACCAACGTAAATAATGTTGGTAATTCGATAACAAACGTAAACACAGTTGCAAGTAATATTGGTACTGTTAATGACTTTGCAGCTAGATATAATTCAGGTGCTACTAACCCAACTACTAATCTAGATACAGGAGATTTATTCTTTAACACTACTGCTAACGAGTTAAAAGTTTATAACGGCTCTTCTTGGCAAGGTGGTGTTACAGCACAAAACCAACTTTATACTGATGCTAGTGTTGACACACATTTAAACCAAAGTAATCCTACTTCAGGTCATGTACTTAGTTGGAATGGTAGTGACTACGCATGGGTAGACAATGCAGGATATACAGACACTAACGTTAATACACATCTAAATCAAAGTACTGCTAATTCTAGTCAAGTTCTATCTTGGAATGGAACAGACTATGCATGGGTCGATCAAAGTTCTGGCGGTTTAGTAGGAGGTGGAAACGAGCAATTATTTGTTGAAGCAGAAAATGAAGTAAATAATAATTTTACAACTACAACAAATAAAAACTATGTATCTGCTTCTCCATTAACAGTTGCTTCGACAGCGACTGTAACTATAGTTGCTGGTTCAACTATGACCTTTGTTTAACAATTTAAAATTATGTCAAAAATAAAAGTAGATACTATACAATCTACACAACACGCAACTTCAACTATAGGTCTTACAAGTACTGGTGCAACTATAAATGGTGATTGCAGTGCTACGACCTTTACAGGATCTGGAGCTAACTTAACTAACTTACCTGTAGATCTTACACAGTTAAATGCAGATAATTTAACATCAGGAACTGTACCTGATGCTGCATTTCCAATAACTCTACCAACAGCTAGTGGAACTAATCTTACTAACTTACCATCAGCTAATTTAACAGGTGCTTTACCAGCTTTAAGTGCAGCAAATTTAACTTCTATTCCAGCAGCTAATTTAACAGGAACACTGCCAGCTTTAAGTGCAGCAAATCTTACCTCTATTCCAGCAGCTAATTTAACAGGTACATTGCCAGCTATTGACGGTTCAGCTTTAACTGGCGTTGGTGGTGGGGGTGCTTTAGAGTTTGTAAGCAAAACAACACTTTCAAGTTCTGCAGCTTATATTGATTTTACAGGTCTTGATGATAACTCTATATATATATTCTATGGTAAAAAAATTAAATTTGATGCCTCTACTTGGACAACTTTTGCTTTTTTAGATGGTAATGGTGCTTCTGGTAATAGACAAGTGGCATATATAAGATCTGCTACTTATTCATCTGGTGGTGGATCAGGCAGTGTAGGAACATATGGTAATTCTCCTGAAACATACCCAAATAGTTGGCCGGGAGGATCTACAACACTAATGTCTTTTAGATTGGAAGTAGGAACATCAGCGACAAACAACTTTTTTTTATATAAAGTCGTTGCTGTAAAAGATAGTACTACGGTTCGTATGGGATATGGTGAAACCACAGGATCTTTAGCTACTACAAGTAGCACTGATAGAATACATGGAGTTAGATTTGATGTTAATAATTATGGTGCTAATTACGATGTAGGAACAGAGGTCTCAGTTTACAAATTAAAGGAGAGCTAATGAACAAGTATGTAAATGGTGTATTAGTTGAACTGACTGATGCGGAAGAAACAGCATACATTGCAAGTCTTCCAACAGATGCAGAAATTCTTGCACAGAAATGGCAAAATCAAAGAGAGATAAGAGATGATTTACTATCAGAATCAGATTGGGTCGTTACAAAAGCATCTGAAACAGGAGTTGCTGTAAGTGATGAATGGAAGACTTATCGTCAAGCATTAAGAGATTTACCAGCCACACAAACTGATGTAGATAATATCACTTATCCAACAAAACCTAATTAAATAAAATGTCAAAAATAAGAGTGCAGGAGATTGAGCATACAGCAAGCACAAACACTAACCCTGCGATAGCACTTAATGCTAATAATAATGTTACTTTTGATGCTGGAGTAACAGCTACATCCTTTACAGGGGATGGAGCAAACTTAACAAGTGTACCAGCACCAAGTACCTTTAATGCTGCAAATTTAACAGGTACTTTACCAGCTATAGATGGATCAGCTTTAACTTCTTTAACATCAGCTAACTTAACTGGAGCTTTACCAGCAGTTAGCGGAACTAATCTTACTAACTTAACATCAGCTAACTTAACTGGAGCTTTACCAGCTATTGATGGTTCGGCTTTAACAGGTACAGCAGACGCAACCAAATTACCACTAGCAGGTGGTACATTAACTGGTGCAACCACTTTTAACGATTGGGCTACTTTTAATGCTTCTATAATTGAAAAAATATATGCAGTTACTTCTGCTGCAACTATTACTTTAAGCCCGGGAAATGGTTCTATACAAACACTAACTTTAGGACATTCTCCCACAGCAACTCTAAGTATGACTACTGGACAATCACTGCTTCTTTTAGTAACAGCAGGTAGTAGTTATACGATGACTTTTACTGGAGGATCACCTGCTATTAAATGGGTTGGAGGTTCAGCACCAACTTTATCTACTACTGATGTAACTGCTTTAGAATTTTGGGCAGTAGGTACACAAGTTTATGGAGCAGCAGTTGGAGATCTTTCATGACGTTATCTCATCGACTCCGTGCTGCTGCTGGTGGTGCTGCTGGTGGTGAAGTATATACAGTTGGTTTAAAGCTTCATTGGGATTTTGGAGATACTAATTGCTGGGACGGTACTTCAACTACAATTAATGATTTATCAGGATGGGCTGGAGGTAATACACATGGTTCTATATCAACGGTAAACCCACCTTCTAAAGCAACTGGTAATGGTGGTTTTATATTAAATTCTGCTACTCCTGAATATAATAATATACGTTTTCATAGAGATCTTTACGATTTCGGTATTGGAATGGGTGAATTTACAATAGAAATATGGCATAACTCTCCAGCATATATTTATCCGGGAGGAGGTTACCCCTTAAATAACACTCTAATTAGATTTGATTGGGCAGATTATCATAATTGGAATAGTGGTCAAATAAGATATCAGAAAGTTAGATTGGGATTTCAACAACCGTCAACATACGTAAGTCAGTTAGAAGCTACGGGTTTTGAAAATCCTTGGAATTGGAATGGTTTTTATGGTAATAATCTTGAGGGTTCAAGTTCAACCTTTACTTATTGGGATTCTGGTGAACCTACAAGTAACCCACCTACGGGTTGGGAACAACTTGTGCTTTCAAGAGATGCTGCTAATGCTTCTCTTAATATGAAAATTTATAGGAATGGAACTTTAATTAATACTACGACTAACACAATTGATTATAACCCTTCAGTAACATACAAATTTTCAGAGGAAAGATATGGAAATAACATTCCTAATGCTTCTACTGCTATCTACAGAATTTACGATGGTAATGGACTTACTGCCGATCAAGTTTTAGGAAACTTTAAAGCTCAACGAAGCCGTTTTGGAATTTAACTAATAAAAACAAATGAATTATGCAATTATTGATGGCACTACAGTAGAAAGAACTGGAACTATCAGCCAACTTTTCCCTTCAACACTTTTCCCTTCTAGTGGTGTTCCTGAAGAATTTTTAACAGCAAATAATGCAGTTAAAATTATAGAAACTCTTAGCTTTACTACACCAACACAAAAGCTAACTACAGTAGATGCTTATGTTGAAGGAGGAAAAGCCTACACTGTAAAAGTAGAATCTACTACTACAGAAGAGCAAACAAATCTTACTAACGCTAAATGGGAACAAGTAAGAAACGATAGAAATGCCTTGTTAAGTCAATCAGACTGGAGAGCACTTAGCGATGTTACATTGTCAGATGCTTGGAGGACATATCGCCAAGAACTCAGGGATATCCCAAGTACGCAATCTGACCCATACAACATTACCTATCCAACCCCTCCTAGTTAAGGGTTTTTAAAACTTATGGAATTACCGGTTTTATATTTACCAGATTCCTTTGACTTTCCAAACTTTGAGTTTGAATTACCTATAGGAGAAATACCAAAGTACACTCCTTTAGTTGTTCCACCTAGTGATTTAAGAGCTCCAAAAGGAGTTAAATCTCAAACCATAAATAATTCTGAACAGGAAGTTAATACCAATCAAACGGCTGGTATAAAGCAGGTAGATATACCCATTATTAATGTTCAAATGCCTGTACCTGAAAGTGAAATATTAATTACGGCTGGAACTACAGCAGTAATTTCTGTAGCTGCCACTCTTACTGCTACCGCAGTTTTTAAATGGTTAGTTACAGCTATGAAACCAATATTAAAAACAACATGGAAGAAGATAAGACAACCAAAACCAAAGGTTTCTTAGGTAAAGTAAAAGATATAGCTGAAGATAAAGAACATCAGATAGAGTTTCTTGGAACAGTAGTCAGACTAGGCGTTGTTGTCTGGTCTGGTTTTATCATTACGATGAACTACGTTGATATTCCAATGGTAAAGAAATCTGGTAACTCAGATATCACTTTTGTGGCCAGCGTATTTACAGGAGCACTCGCCA